GACAATGACCGCACTTGGAGCCCATCCACCTCGACACACACTCAGCCACTGCTCGTAGGTTGCGGTCTCGCCGCCGAACGCACTGGCGCCGGTGTCGGCGAGCCACCGCGCCAACTCCTCCGGCGTCGCGAAAGCTGGGCTAAGCGGAGTTCCCTCGCTAGTGTTTTCGTACATCATCAGGTGTGTTTTCTCGGCTTCCGGCCAGTCAGGCATGTAGTCGGCCTGGTCTGGCGCTTGACCAAACTCATCGATGGCCGCTTGAAGCCCTTTCTCGTTGGCAAGCCTCAAAAATTCCTCTGCCGACTCGGTGTAAGCGTCGCCTTTGTGAAGCGGCCTATGGCCACCGCGCGCGTGATTTTTTGGGTGAACCCAATCCGCCGGCACTCGTCTGACTTCTCGTCCCATTGCGTTGCTCCTCTCGAAAAGAAACCGCCCGCACCAAGCCTGGAGGGGTGACGACGTGCGGGCGGCGGTGATGCGACTTGCCCCAGGAGTGGACTCGAACCACCCACGACCGAGGGGCGACCTCGACCGCCTGCCAAATGCAGGTGCGTCTACCGTTCCGCCACAGGGGCAAAAACGACCGGCACTTCACGCGGCCGGTCAGCGCGGTTGGGGTATTGATCAGCTCACGGCGCCACCTCGCCGGTCGCGATGTCGTGCGCAGAAATGACGGCGGTGCTGGTCTTCACCAGGGTCGTCGACTTCGGTTTCTTGCGCGGTAGCACCAGGTCGAAGGTGACGTTCTTCTCGAGGTCAGGCGAACCGCGCACCCGAATTGCGATGTCAGAGTCGCCAAAGCTCACAGACGCAGGGAAGAAGGTGACGCGCTTGCCAATCCACGCGCCGGTTTCGGGTCCGAACATGGCCTTCAGACAAAGACCGTTGGTCTTGTTGAGCACCAACTGCATGGGTCGCTCGACAAATGAGACGATGGCCTTGGTCTCCTTGCCCTTGTCGCCTTCAAGTTCTTCGAGGGCGATTTTCGAAATAGTGAGCGTCACGTCACGCCCACCGAAGAGACCGGCTTTCAGGAATCTGGAAGGAAACAATTTGTCGAAGTGCATGACTACTCCTCTGAATTGAAAGTGAGACCGATACCGCTGACGTCTTCTTCGTCGGCCCGCTCGACCCATCGCGGCACCTCGAGCGCCGTGACGCCGTCGACGTAGCCAGGCCAGCGGTTCTCGCGCTCGCACAGCGCCAGACGCGCAAGCAAGCCCGTGTAAAACTCGCGGCCGATCTCCAACAGTTCGTCGGTGACCACGAAAGGCGTCACGACGTAGGGCGCGGTCTTCTCGACGGCCAGGAAGTAGAACGCGCGGTCAACCCCGGTCGCAGCCTTGACCGCGTCGCTGTAGAACGCCGCCTGTCCGAGGTAGCCCAGGTTCCACGCATCGCGCGCGAAGTCGGTTGGGTTCGCGCTCTTGGTGCTCTTGAGGTCGACGATGGCGCGGTCGTTCAAGTAGTCGACCCGCGACTTGCTGCGCCACGTTCGACCAGGCAAGTCGCCGACACTGGGGCAACCGACCTCGGATAAGACCGTGACCTCGGCCTTGCCCCCGGATAGCAGGCGCGAGACCTCCGGGTTCGTCCGCGCGGCAAACTTGATGGCCTTCGACACGTCGTCTTGCTTTTGGGTGAGCACTTCAAGGCCGCGATTGCGAGCCTCGGCCTCGAACGCTTCCCATTCCTTGCCGCTGCGTCGACCACCGCGCCAGACCACGTACCGGCCGTCGTACTGACCCGGCTCGAGCAGCGCCGTGTGCACCGCGCGACCCTGCTGCAGTGAGTCGGTGTCGGGCGGTGACTCGGCCGTGAGTTGCCACTGGTAGTGGGCTGGTGACTTGGCCATCACCTTGAGCTTCGACCAGTTGAGCGCGTCAATGTCGACGTACTGCGACCACGACAGACCTCTGAGAATTTCGCTCACATGAGTTCTCCGAACGACTCGCCGCGCGCGTAGAAACCGCGTCGCAGGCAAATGACATGGCCAGCCTTCACCCACTTTTCCAACTCGCGAGACAGCCAGCGCTCGGCAGTGCCGCCAGCAACGCCCACGCACCGGCGCAATTCGCCAGACGTGACCGGGTCGCCGATCGTTGCCAAACGCAGCTGGCGAAGCACTGCCGCTCGCCACACCGCATGCTCCGCCTTGGTCTCAGGCGTTGCGGCGCTCAAAACGGCAATCCTTCCGTCGGCACGAACGGCAACGACTCGTCGCGCACCACTCGAAGTCCCTTGGGCTCAAGCTTCGGCTCGGCGTCAATTTGAGTCAGCGCAAACTGCACCTCGAAAAGCGCGCGTGCACGCATAACGTGGTCGTCGGTGTTGGCGCGCTTCAAGGCATCGAGAACTGCGGGCGGAATCTTCATGACGCTCTCCTTTTGCGGCCGATGGGGCCGAGCTTGTCCTGCAGTCGTGGTGCGTTGGTTTCGGTGGGGTCCCACGGGTCGTCGTCGACTTCGACGAGCCCGCGGCGCTTCGTGCGGTACGCAACTCGGTCTGCTCGATCCACCGCATCGCGCACGAGCAACCGCATGTGGTTCGCGTGGCAGAGTTCGCAAAGCTGGCCCTGCTCTGTGCGGTACGACACCTCGCGCTTGCACTGCATGCAGGCGCCAGGGTTCGACGCGGCGATGCCTTTGGCTGCAGCAGTCGGCGGAGGAGGCAGGGGCTTGTCGACCACCCACCGGTTGCACTCGTCTTTGTCGAGACACACCGCGTAGTGGAGGTTGACGAAGAGTGCTGACCGAGGCCGCTCGCGCAGGCAGTTGGAGCACTTCAGCGTGTAGCTCACGGCCGACCCCACTGAGCTTCGAGGTCGTTCTGTTCGGTCGCCGTAAGTACGCGACCCCCAAGCCCGGGCGACCGGTCGGCGGGCTGCCAGCCGCTCGAGGTGAGGCGGTAGAGGAGGCCTGCGTCGACGCGCAGGTAGGCCATGGCCGAGCCGGTGTTGATCTCGACGATGAAGGGCCTCATGACTCATCACCCCGCGCCGCGAGCTCGCGCTCGACCGCCGACGACACCGCGCCCGCGTAGATGACGACGTCTTCGGCCGTGGGCAGAGCCGCCAGCGTCTGCGCGACGGTCTCGGTCGTGCGCGCGAAGCGGATGCGGTGCCAAAGCGTCTCGAGGTCGGTGTCGGTGACGTCGGTCAGACCCAGGAGAGCGAGACCTTCGCGGAGCTGGTCGAGGGTCGCTTCGTTCGTCATCGCGCGTAGCAGTAGGTGCTGCCGAGCTGTGAGCGTCAGTGTGTACGTCGTCGGCGCTGATTGAGTCAGGGCGTTCATGCGCGCACCTCAAGCAACTTGGCGACTCCCGGGCAGCCCGCCTCAAGCCAAGAATCTTCAAGCACCAAGTATTGCTGCCAGCTGACCCAGGTCTCTCGGGCGATGCCGTGGTGCTCTTTGACTGCCGCCCGGCACAACATGCACGTGCGCGGCGTGTGGCCGGGAGTAGTCCGTACGTCTCGAGTACAGCCGATACAAGTTTGCATCGTTGCCATGTCGTCACCCCTGGTTTGCGTGTTCGTCTGCGCGCTTCGCCCAACTTCACGACTCGACAACCACCACCGCTGCTCGCCCGCGCCCGGTCGAACTGCGACCGTGAAACAACAATACGCGCGCTTGTTGGTTATTGCAAGCGTGTCGTTGCAATTATTTTCAAACGGGCGTATCAATTGCGTATGCGACCAAAAAAACCGACACTTGTGGTAGTGACAACTCGACTCACTGAACAACTTGCCAAGCAATTGCGCGAACGGGCAGCGGCCGAGGACAGGGCGTTGCAGTCGATAGTGATGCGCGCGCTGGCGCTTTATCTTTCGACTCCGGTGCGACCGTGAGCCCCCTGCCGTCAAAGACCGACCCGCGCCGCACGGCCGTCTTTCCGTCTGCGCTCGCACGACTGCCGCACGGCCCGTTTCGCGACCTCGTCGCCGCGCGCGAAGCGGTCGGTGTGGCGACGTATGGCGAGACCCTGCACTCCCACAACGGGCGCGATGCACTCCGAGACACCTTTGAGGAGTTGGCGGACGCGTTCGTCTACATGACTCAACTCGCGCTCGAAAGACCGGCCGACGACATCCGAATCACGTCAGCACAGGTCTACATCGAGAACGCCGTCATGTTGCTGCGAGGTGTCAAGTGAGCGCCTTCACCACCGGCTTCCTTCTCGGCTGTGCCGTCGGCGCAGGCCTCGCCCTCATGGTCGTACTTGTCGGCGTCTGGGCATGGCTCGAGACGCAGGCGCGCAAAGAAAACCTCCACGCGTCGTTCGAGAAAGCGAGGCGCGAATGAGCGCCTACGAAGAATTCCTGGCGGGCAAGCTGGCTCACGACAAACCAAGCGGCTTCGGTGCTGACGTCTCGTCTGACGAGCTTTTCCCCTACCAGCGCGACTTGGTTCGATGGGCGCTTCACCGAGGGCGAGCGGCTATTTTCGCATCGACCGGCCTCGGCAAGACACGCATGCAACTCGAGTGGGCGCGCCAGGTGGCGACACACGAGGGCGGAAAAGTGCTGGTGCTTGCGCCGCTCGCCGTCGCCGCACAAACCGCATCAGAGGCGCGCGTGCTCGACATGGACGTGTCCGTCTGTCGCCAGCAGTCTGACGCGACAACGGCGGTTTCAGTCGCCAATTACGAGCGCCTGCATCTGTTTGAGCCATCGTCGTTTTGCGGCGTGGTGCTCGATGAGTCGAGCTGCATCAAGCACTTCAATTCGAAGACACTCACGCAGTTGGTTGCGGCGTTCGGTCGAACACCGTACCGACTCGCAGCCACCGCAACGCCAGCGCCGAATGACTGGACCGAACTGGGCACGCATGCCGAGTTCTTGGGTGTCTGCTCTCGAGAAGAAATGCTGGCTGAGTTCTTTTGCCACGACGGCGGAGAAACACAGGTGTGGCGACTCAAGGGCCACGCGCAGCGCGAGTTCTGGCGATGGGTGGCGTCATGGGGTGCGTTGGTGCGCAACCCTTCAGACCTTGGCTACGACGGGAGCGCGCACGTACTTCCGCCGCTCATCTCGAAGCAGCACACCATCATGGTTGAGACTCATGAAATCTTCGCGACCGGCCAACTGTTCCCCGACGACAGCGCATCATTAATGGAGCGAAAAGACGCCCGACGCGCATCACTGACAGACCGTGTCGCCGCGTGCGCCGCGCTCGTCAATAACAGCGACGAATCATGGGTGGTGTGGTGCGACCTCAATGCCGAGGGTGATGCACTTCGCGATGCGATTCCAGACGCCGTCGAAGTTCGAGGATCAGACTCGATTGAAGACAAAGAACAGCGTCTCGAAGACTTCGCCAGCGGCAAGATTCGAGTGCTCGTTACCAAGCCTTCAATCGCGGGCTATGGTCTCAACTGGCAGCACTGCGCGCACATGGCCTTCGTCGGGCTGACCGACTCTTGGGAGGCCTACTTTCAGTCCGTCCGTCGATGCTGGAGATTCGGGCAGAAGCGCCCTGTTGAGGTGCACGTTTTTGCCTCTGAGCTTGAAGGCGCCGTCGTGCGCAACGTCGAGCGCAAGGCAAAAGATGCCGAGGCAATGAGCGAAGCGCTTGCTCGCGAAGCATCGAGCGTTGTGCGCGCCGAGGTGACTGGTGTCGCGCGGCTCAACACCACCGGAAAACACACCAAGAAAACAAGACTCCCAACCTTTATCGCCACGAGAGGCGCCTGAACATGCCAATCATCAATCAAGAAACCACTGCAGACTTCGCCGCCTACCATGCCGACACCGTCGAACTCGCTCGAGACCTCCCGTCTGAGTCTGTCGACTTCAGCGTGTTCTCGCCTCCATTTGCATCGCTGTACACCTACAGCGCCAGCGAGCGCGACATGGGTAACTGCCGAGACCTCGAAGACTTCTTCGAGCACTACCGCTACCTGATTCGAGAGCAGCGCCGCGTGATGCGACCGGGCCGACTGGTGGCGATTCACTGCATGTTGATGCCGACATCGAAGGAGCGGCACGGGTACATCGGGCTGCAAGACTTCCGAGGCGACATCATTCGGGCGTATCAAAAAGAGGGCTTCATTTTTCACTCTGAGGTGGTGATTTGGAAGGACCCTGTCACCGCAATGCAGCGCACGAAAGCGCTCGGGTTGCTCTGGAAGACCATCAAGAAGGACTCCACCATGAGTCGCCAGGGCATCCCTGATTACGTCGTGGTGATGCGCGCCCCTGGCGACAACACGACGCCTGTTTCACATACCGCCGAGCAATTCCCGGTCGACCAATGGCAGAAATGGGCGTCGCCAATCTGGATGGATATCGACCCGAGCGACACCCTTCAATACCAGTCGGCGCGCGAAGAAGAAGACGAGCGGCACATCTGCCCGCTACAGCTCGGTGTTATTCGCAGGTGCCTTGGGCTTTGGAGTAACCCGGGCGATCTCGTATGGTCTCCATTCATGGGAATCGGCTCCGAGGGCGTGGTGTCGCTTCAGATGGGGCGGCGCTTCGTCGGCGCCGAGCTGAAGGAAAGCTATTTCAAGCAGGCCGTCAAGAACCTCAAAGCAGCCAAGGGCGTGCAGGAGTCGCTGCTATGATGCGCCCGGATTTTGTCATGTGCGCGGTTCGCATTTTCGCCTCAGCGAGGCGCGAATGAGCGACGTCACAACGCACTTTGACGATTGCCGGTGCTCGAAGTGCCGCGCAATCGAGGAACGCGAGCACGCCAAGGCACGCGCGCGAACGATCACACTCGACCACCCGAAGCGCTGCGACTGCTACGCCAAAAACCTCGACCCGGCCACGTGCGACTGCGCCTGTCACGTCCCGACACGAGACAACACCGTCACCGACGACGACCTGGCGCTCGACCGGCTCAAGGCGCAGCTCCGCTCAGC